TTGCATTATATAATTTAATATCAATCGATTCTTCTACTGTTCCGTAACTTAAATTCGGAGCAGTATTTTGAATATCTAAAGTTGTATAGAAACATTGATTAAATGCTGAAATATTAACCTTTGAAGTTATTGTTGTGTCTGGATAGAATTTTAGTATAAAATTACTACCAGAATATTCTCCACCAAAAGTTCCAATTCCATTTGTGCTTCCAACAGAAAGAAATGGTGACTGTTGAACATAAATGTCAGTTTCGTCCTGTATTAACATAATTTGATGAAGAGCACTTGTTGATCCAACACTGACTTCCACCAAAGATTTAACTGCATTAAAATTAGATTTATCCAATGATATGACAGTTGATGCGGAAGAAACTGTGGATGAATAAGTTGATTGATATACTGCACTTCTTTCATTTCCTGGTATTTGACCTGGAGATATAAATCTATATGCACCAGTTCCTACAGATGTTGTTCCAAACCCAACAACTTTTGACCTGACATTTACTGGATTTGATGAATTATTAATATAATTTAATGATAAAATTCCAGAAGGAGAAATACTTGCCGTGAATATTCCTATATTATTACCGGAATAATAATTGCTGGAAAATTCAGAATCAAAATAATATTCTGAGATATAAGTATCATCGATGATAGTACTAAAATTGACGACAGTGCCAACACCAATTATGCTTGATGATGTAGATGCAGTGCCGATTTGAACAAATGTAGATCCAATGGCAACAATTGGTCTGTTAGTAATTGCGGCGCCAACCACACTTACAGAACTTACACCAACTATAAGTCCAGTTGTATCAGCAACAAAAATTACAGTTGATCCAATTCCAACAGTTGAATTAATTGTTGTAGATAATAAGTTTACATATTCTTTATGATTCAAATAAACTTCAGCAAAGTTCATTTGAGTTGTTGCTGAACCAACAATCTGGACATTTAAATACAATGAAGAAAACTTATTAGATTCTACGGATACAAGTGAAGTTTGTATTCCAGATGCCGCAGTTCTATTTGAACCGGTTAAATTGATGAATCCTACAGAAGTTGTCCCAATTCCTACTAAAGGAGAATTAAAATTACTATTAATTAGTTTAACATCATAATCAATATCGAATGGATTATTTGGAATAAATCTTAAGTAAGTATTATCATCCACATCGTCTTCAATTAATATAAATTTTCCTATTGGTTCTCCGGAGATATGTGTAAGTCCTACTCCAGTATTGACTAGAGTTGATTTTTCTGCCAAAAATGGATTACTTCCATTATTCAATAAAACTAATTCCGTTAATTGAATTTCTGTATTATCAAGACTGGAAACCCGGACTAGTATATTGTTATAAGATACTCCAGAATTTAATTGTAGTAAATTGAGAAATTCACTTGGATTTCCATCGGAGTCGGAAAATTGTCGATTTATGTCATCTATTTTTAAAACTACATTACTTCTACACTCAATGTAATCAGTTAATTTTTTATTTTTTAATTTTAAGAACTTTGAAGAAGTCCCAACTACATCAATATCTTTTACTAAATCAAAATCATAAATTGTATCTACTCGGTTTTCTTCTATTATGTCATAAATTATAGATGTAGCATTCTCAGAATTTATAGCACCAAAGTTTGTAGTTGATGTGATTCCAGTATCTGCAAAATTCTTCAATCCACTAGTATGGACTAAACTATTAACTGGTGTTCTTAATTCTTGATATGTAATTGGACTCTTTACCGTGTAGGAAAGATTCTGATAATAATCATTATTCGGAATAACTTGATTATCTTGATCTAATTTACCAATATCATTAGACCATCCAATGTTTTTTTCAACTGAATAGTCAATCTTAAATCTACCGATACCAGATTCAATTTTATCTATTGTTGCTATATTTCCAGATTCTTTTCCTATAATAATTTCTCCAACAGACAACTCATAGGTTCCGGATACTTTAATAAATGAATTTTCATATGAAGAAATTTCTAAGTCTCTCTCAGTATCATTTGAAATAAGTTTTTCTCCAACAATAAATTGAGATGGAATTTGAGTAACAGTAAATGATGGATAGTCGGTTCTTTTTATGATATTTCCAACAGAATCCTGAATTGTTTTTGCTATACCAGTATTTGTAGTTAATCCAGAAATATTGATTGTTACTGAATCGAGAACTCCAGCAGTATTAATACTCTGAATCTTGAAGAATTTGTATCCATAGTCTTCAGAATTAAATCCAGTCCCTTCGGTACTAAATTTTTGAATTCCTTCCACAAATACTTGATCATTAGCACTAAAAGGATATGGTACAAAGGTAGAAAATCCTAAAGTTGGTGTTGTTATGAAGCAAGTAAATATTCCACTTGAAGAAGATTGAACTTGTTGAATACTAATTCCATTAGTGTTATTGGTGGTGAATAATTGTACCGTTGTTTCTGGAAGACCATTTGGTTGCTGTATAATACTTATAGAATCAATAGAATTTCCTGATAGTTTTGCTTCCAATATTCCACTATCAATTTTTTCTCCAGTGCTAGAATTCACAATTATTACAGATGGGGAATCAGTATATCCATTTCCGCCATTATTAACTGTAACAATACCAATTGTATTTGAGTCTTTAATTGTGATTAGAGGAGATATGAATGCAACTGGTTGTAAAGTTTTATCTGAAGAATATTGAAATCCTTCATTGACAATTCTTACTTCTTTTGCATTGCCTATAGATGTCGATTTTGGAGTAATGTAAGCATCCTTTCCGTTCGCAGAATTAGATCCTACAAATGTTGGAAGTTTTTTATATCCAGAACCACCAGAAATAATATCAATTCTATCAATAGGACCTTTTGCCGATAATGAAGTAGTAGTATATTGTAATTTATCACACTCATTTTGAATATATGTTAATTTTTCTGGTTTTTTAGATAAAGAAACATTAAATGTAGTTGCTCCTACACCAGAAATTATATAATTAGAACGATATACGCTATTCGCAAATAATATTTCGGAATAATTATTTACTTCTGTATCTGAAGTGCTAATGTACCCAGATTTTTCTAAATTGTAATATAACTTTGTTGGTAAACTTTCACTATAATTAATTGCCAGAGAGGCATTAGTGGAAACTCCTATAGTTCCAATGTCAGATAGTGTAAACAAATTAGAAGATGGAGTTGAAATAAATTCATTATTATAATCTTGATCGTAGTAAAGTTTAAATTTATATCCCGCTAAAGAATTATCTGATAAATTAAATATAAGGTTATTATTTTTAATTGATTCAATTTGGGGATTTATTAATGAAATACTTTGACTTGAACCACCAGTTCCGGCAATACTTACTGTTGTTGGGGGAATGGTTTTAGAGTCTAGATATGTTTCAGAAAGTTTTATTGTGTTATCATTAACTCGGTAAACATAATAAAATCCAGTTGATAATCCAGATGCAACTAAATTAGATGAATATAGAATTTTATCTCCAGTTTTTAAGTTATGCGAATTAATTGAAATGCTATTTGTTGATGTGTTAATTCCGGTTGAAGTAAATCCAATTGGATTGATTAAAATGTTTCCAGTTATTAAATCTCTTTTTACTCTAATGCCAGTAGAAGTTCCAATACCAACAGAAAGATTTGGTTCTATACTTAAACTAATAACATCTCCGCTAGAAAGTTCGTGAGAAGTTGATACTGAAACTGTAGATTTAACTCTTTCAACCTTTCCAACTATTTGTGGGTATGTACTTTCAAATGAATACTTATCATTATCACTACCGTTAGTAATGAAGAATACTTCGGAAGAATTGAGAGTAGTTTTTATTCCAATTGTATTTTTATTTTTATTAGTTACATATACATTTTGAGGTAAATCAAATGTACCTGTACTTAGTGAAGTTGAAATTGATATTACACCATTACCATTGCTCGCAAATATTACCTGCTGATTATTTTTAAATGGGTGATTTTCAATATAAATTCCTTGAGTTGGAACAGTTCTGGTAATATTAGAATCTCCAAATTGAAATGTTATTTTATTTGTAATTCCAGGTGTAGTACCAATTCCTACTGATTGTTTTGGATTGAAAAATACTTTGTCATTTACATTAGATTCAAAATAATCTATTTTTTGTGAAATAATGAATGAATCTGGAATAAAGTTTATTTGAGTAGTTGCAGTGTGAGATACTCCGGTAGATCCTCTTTCTACTTTAAGTATATTAAGGTTTTTATATACTTCCAATACTGATAGTCTTTCACTACCTATTGCGATGCTACTTCCTATAGATACGGTTTCTGGAAGTTGTGTAATATAAATTTCAGTTGTCAATCCTGATGTTGATGTTGATGGAATGTCCTTAAGAACATTTGAATAATACGAAGATACTCCAATCTTATATGAATTATTTAACTTTGATAAGTTGGTTGAAAATCCTGAAACCATAACAAAATCATTATTGGACAAATTGTGATATGGTTTAATTGTAACTTTTACTTCCCCTCCAGCATTATATGTAAAAATAGAATTTTCATAAGTTTCTATAGAAGTATCTATTTTTGTAATATCTTTTCCTTCTATTGAAGATACTCTTGCAATCAATCCACCTCCAGAAGTGCCACTATCGTTGAAATTTAAAATATCATTAACTTTATAATCAGATCCAGAATTAATAATATCAAAAGAACTTACAAATCCTTCAGATACCGACTCAACAATCGACTCTTGTGATGTAATTTCATTAGTCTCTACTATAAAATCATTTTTTGCATAATTATCGGATACTTTATACGGTAAGGTATTTCTAAGTAAATTTGAGTTGTTAAAATCAAATGTTTGGTTTAAAGTATAGTTTTCATTTATGGTATTAGATCTATATTTGTTTCCTATAAAATATGGGAATTGTGAAGTGAAAGAGGTTGGGTTAATAGTTGCAAAATATGCATAAACTCCATTTGGAAATTCTGGTGTTTTTCCAAATCTTCCATTATTTTCATCCAAATCTCCAGAATTTGTGTATTTGTAATCTTCAACAAAGAACCCTAACGGCAATTCTGGTCTATCAATAATGTTAGAAGAACTTAATGTATATCCAGAAGTTAAAATTTTAGGAGTAGAATTGGTATCCTCCGGATTAGAATATCCATATGCTCCATATATTGGATTTCCATCATATGCCCACCCAATTATATTAGAAACCTGAGATCCACTATCACCAAATGAAGTTCTTAAGTTTTCAAAATATCCACAAACAGAATACTGCAATTGATTTTCAGTTTCTATTAAAATTTCATCACCAAACTTTAAGTTATTATTAACTGTTAAATCTCTAATATTGGCACTTAAAATTGCATTAGAACCTGAAGGATTTACTTTAATTATTGTTGAGGTGCTTGAGTATCCAATTCCCGGATTTACTATCTTAATATCTGTTATTTTTTGGTTAGTAATGACTGGTCTTAAATCTGCTCCGGATCCGGCACCGGTTAAATCTGTTACAACCAAATCAGGAGTTGAATAATAATCAACCCCACCATATTGAATATTTACGGAATTAATTTGACCATTTACAATAATTGGTTTTAATTTTGCCTCCTTTCCGGTTTTTATCGTTATTAATGGTCTTCTCTCAAGATTTACAATTGTCGATCCATATCCAGTTCCACTTTCATATAGATAAGCATCTATAATATTACCTTTAACAATAGGAGTTGCTACAAGAGATTGAATCTGTTGACTTGTGGTTCCAAATCCAACAGGAGTATATTGTATAGAAACAGAAATATTAGGATAACTAAAATATTGATATCCCGATCCAGTAGAAGAAAATTTAATATAATTTTTTCTATTATAATTTGATATGTCAGTTCCACCAATTCCAGCATCACAAAGTCTAAAAGAATCATCATTATTTTTCAATACATGATATTGAGATAATGTAGAAATTCCAATTGTAGATGTTTCATATTGATAAGTTACAAGTTCTCCACTCTTAAATCCATGATTTTCGAAACTAATCGTGTAGTTTATTGTGGATATTCCTGTTGAAGAAACAATTAACTCTCTATTTGTATATCCATTCCCACCATTTAATATTTTAATCTCTGATATGGTATTTTTAAATGATGCAGTAGAAAACTTATGTATTCCTCCGGCACTAATTCCATTAAATTTGATAGTATTAATTCCCGACTGATAATCAGAATTGGACTGATAAAGTCTGATAGTTCTGTTATTATCAACTTTAGAATAATATGTGGCATTATTTACTAAAGTTAAATTTGTAGTACCAATACCAATTGAAGAATTTCCATTAGAATTGTAAACTACTAATTCCCCATTGCTTAAATTGTGATTCGTTAAAAATGACAATTGATTTGTCGTTGAACTAATTCCCCCAGAATTTGTGGTCAATCTTCCATCGAAGAAAATATCTCTTCTTCTCTTCGTAAGAATGGGTTCTAATACGCAACCAGACCCATTACCACCAGTTACACCAATAGATACAATTGTATTGATATCATAGTCTTGAGAATCGATGTAAACTTTTTTAATTGACCCACCAACTACTGGTCTAACTAATGCTGTAGATCCAATTCCAGAAGAAACGGATATTGATGGGGGATTAATAACATCATAGTCTATTCCACCATTTAATACACTAATAGATTTTAAAGGACCATAGTATACTTTATCATTAGATTTATAACTATTAACTTCAACACCATTAATTAACATTCCGACTGAACCTGGAATTGTTAATTCTCCAGTTCCAGTATCGATACTTTCAGATAATGGAAATTTTTTGAGTAATTTTTGAGCACCAATTATACCAGATTTCTGAGAATATAATGTAAATCTATGAGTTTGATTGGCAAAATTTGAATTTGAAAATGTTAAGAAATTATCAGTTCCAACAAATGATAATGATGAATATAATCTTATTTTATTAGATGGATCTAGAACTTGTACATAATAATCTCCAGTATCTAATCCAACAATAGGTGTTCCTGATGGTTGATAGTAAATTCTATCGCCAGTGATAAATGGAACTGGATTTTGAAATACTATACTTGTGTAGTTGTTATCTATTACATCAGCAGTTCCTATTCCAACTGATGTTTTAATATCTTTTGTTATTTTATATGTAAAATTTCCATCATATCCATCTCTACCCGATGGTAATGAGTTAGAAGCTACATAGGCATACTCATCATCAGTATATAAATTTTGAATATCTGATAAAATAACATTATTTCCAAATTCTATTGGAACTACTGTACTGTTTGCGGTATTAATTTTTCTTCTTAAATCATACTTCACTCCATTTTCTGCCGTGAAGTTTAAATTATATATAATAACTCTATTTTGTGAAGATATAATATCCGAAATATATGCACCAGAAGATGAAACTACAACATTACTATTTTTTTCTAAAATTTCTACTTCATCTCCAATTTTTAAACTAGACCTGTCAATTGGACTTTTTAAAGTAAAATTACTGATATTTTCTATTTCATATCTAGATCCAGTATTGTATATCCACGAATTTGCAAATATTTCTTTATATGTCTTATTCTGCTGCGGATTTTGAATCAAATCCCCAATATTTTTAACTGATATTTTTTGCCCTTCATCCAAATTTAAAGTATCTGATACTTGAACAAATTTAGATAATACTCCCGTAAGTCTTAACTCAACTTTTTTATCCAAATCTCCATTTTCATATCCAAAATAAATTTCATCAGATCTTATATCGGCAGATGATAAAATTGAAGATGTAATTCCAGTACATCCAAAAAACTGATTAATACTCTTACTTGTATAAGTGATAGTATTAATTCCAGATATGATGGTTCCAATTCCAGCAAATCCTATTGTAGAGTCTACTGAAATTACTGACGACCCGATGGCAACATTTTTTAGACTTTTTGTATTTGGAGTAATTGTAAAATTTCCAAGAACAGCGGAAAAATTTTCATATCCAACAAAAAGTGAAATCTTAAAATATTGTATATTATTTCTGGTAAATAGTTCTACTTCAGAAATTGAGGCACTAGTGCTCTCATCATTAAATTTCTGAATTGTTTGACCTACCAATTTAGAAGGATCTCCAGAAATTCTTTCTGCAATTACAATTTCTCTTCTTATAAATTCTGCCGAAGATGGTTTAATTAAAAACTCCTCTAAATTTACTACCAGAGGAGTTACTCCATATAAAATATTAAATAAAATTCTAAATGATTCGTCAGTCCCCTTTGCCTGATAAAATGATCTTGCTTCCTTTATAAAATTACCAACATTTAAATTTGATACAAAATCAACTTCTTCCAGACCTGGAGTAAAAGTGTATTTTATTTTTTTATAAAACTCTTTTAAGAATAAAGAACTTAGATTTTGTACGGATGATCCAGCACTATGAAATGTAGATATCGATTCTGAAAATACTAATTCTTCTTGATTTGAATTTGAATGATAATTAGTAATGCCACTAAACCCACGAACACATCCTGTAAATGTATTTGTGGTTATTCCGGTATATGTAATAATTTCATCATCAATCTTCAATAAACCATAAGTTTGAGGAAAACCTTTAGTACTACTTACTGTAATAATATTTGATGTTGTTGTGATTCCTATTGTAAGTATCGTACTATCAACTACAACTTCTGGAGTTAGATTATCTAATTTCAAATATTGATCTAAATTTTCTGCAATATCAACTACACCACCTTGATATTCTTGAGAAATATAATATTGCTTTAAAAATTCTGCCGTATTTGGACTTTCATCCAAAATAAAGTTTGGAAGTTGATTTTCAATAACTTGCTGAACCTTAACTCTAGATTCGAACCCAGTCTGTATCATATTATGCTCTTATTAAATTCCCGTTTGAATAACTTGATGTATAATAGTCTCTGGCAAATAATGTACCTGATATTTCATCACCGGAGGCAACTACATCTCTTACCATATTTATTGTGCTTTTTGAAATACTAAAATTTAAATATAAATCTTTTAGTCCAAGAACATCATTAGATTCTGGGAATGCCTGTATTTCGATAATATCATTTTCTTTAGATGTTGAAATAATGTTTATGGTTCCCAATTTAATTTCACCTTTCACATAATCAACTGTTCCGGAAGATTTTGCAACTATTCTTGTAGTTCCATCGCTTAAAGGTTTTACTATTGATAGTATTCCAGTTTTTCCATCGCTATTAGGTACATCTGTTAGATATACGGTATCCGAATCTGCAGAAATTTTAAATCCAGTGCTTTTAATATTAAAACCGCCACTATTGATATGAAATTTATTTCCAAAGCATAGTTCATATTGTGCAAACTGGTTTATCTGCGCTTTCAAATCTCTTCTAATTCTAACCTTAGTGATATTAGAAGTTATAGCAATATCAGTATTGTCAATTATTTGAAGAACCTTACTATATTTAAATCTTCCACCAAATGAATTGAGATCCACAGAATCGGAATATTCTGTCAATGAATTTATAATTTTTGTTTTCAATGATTCTACTGCCGATACTTGAGCATAGTTGTAATAAATTGATGAATCAATTTCTACATATAATATCTTAAGATCAATTATTTTTTGATTAATTCCAGAAATACTATATTGCTTTAATTTATTTTTAATTTGTTCTTTATTAAAATCGGAAACAAAAGTTCCATTTTTTGGTTTAATACTTATTGATACTGTACCAAATTCTGGTGGATCTAATTCCTCACCTCCAATAACAGCAACTGATTCGGTATCTGGATATATTTTTTTTATAATTGCCTCATAATCTCTTGATGTTACTGCTCTATATTGGGAGGAATAAATTCTTGGGGCAAAATATTTGACAGAATCTATGGATTCTATTTCAGAACCATTTTGAGATGACTGATTCGTTATAACAGAGACCGAACCTGTTTCACTATTTGGACTAGTGCTCCCGGCAAAAGAAAATGAAGAAGCACCATTACCATCTTCACCATCGGTAACAATATAATTTACTGTAATTACTGAATTGTTTTCTAATTTTTTTCCAATCAGTCCATCACCGAAAAGTAATTCATATTTTTCATCTTGAACTTCTTGTAGGAGATATATTCTTGAGGATGAATCTACATTAAGAATATTATCAACAGAAGAATATTCTACTCCAAGACCACTATCATTAATTCCCTTCACATAGACTGAGATGGTGGAAGTATCAATAAATGAGTTGTTTAAAATAAATCTTTGATCCAGAGATCCATCTACTGTAAATTGTTTAGTTAAAAATGTTCCTTGATAGATATTAATATTATTAAAAGATGCTGCTCCGTCTACAACATTTGATGATATGTTGTCTGGGATTGAAAATGTGTATGAAGTATTATCTACAGAACCTATACAGACTAGACCTTTCTGTAAGGTAAGTGTGGGA